TGTTTCAACTGTATCAATGAAACCGCGTCTGAAGATGTAGACTGTGAACGTATGAGATGCATAGTTTGGTCCTGCGAGAATTGTCTGAAACGTGTAACTCCGTAGCGGAGCTTCAGGCACAAGATAGGAGTTGATATTATAGGCAATAGAGTATCTCCCTTGAAGAACAGCATCAAGAACAGCCTGTCTAGCAATTCCCAGTTTTAGGAGTATAGACGCAATCCTATATGTCTCTGAATACGTCTTTAGGAGAAGTGAATCAATGTTTAGTGTTTTAGAGTTTCGTCTGACTATTAGGGAATCATATGGATAGTTTAAAGAATTAACTGTTATAGCTATCATATTGAAGGGATATGATTGAAGAGTTTCGCGAGACATTATAGCATCAAGGTATATGGAAACAAAGTTTGCAGCTCCAATAACTGCATCGAATCTATGATGTTTTTCCATCTCTATAGAAAGGATGGCGTCTAATATTTGTTGAATAGAGATATTGGTAGCCATTAGGAGTGCGTTAATAAACAAGGAACTGCTTTTAATGCCAGATAGTATTACATCGAGAGTGTGTTCTTTACCGAGAAGAGTGGAAAGAGTAGTGATAAGATGGTAGGATTCTGACATTCTCTTTTGAGTTATTGCATCAATAAGTGAATGTATAGTCTTTGCCGCTTGTAGACTCGTATCAAATGGAAGGCTCAATGATTTTAGCGTCTGCAACATTGCATCGATATCGAGCTCTTTTGCATTTATCTGAGAGAGCAGTGAATTGAGAAGATATTCAACTTCAACATTTTGAATTTCACTAATCGCATCAAGTATATAAGAGCGTACGGAAGTTTGTTCTAGAATCGAGTCGAGATACATTGAGACAAATGCTGCAGCTCCTACGATTGTATCGAATCTGTATTTAGTTGATGTCGTTTTAGATAGAACCGCATCAAAGACATGCTCGATTGAAACAGTCGGTATTGAAAGAAGTGCATCTAAGAACATTGAAGTTGACTTATATGCAGACAGCAGTGTGTTGAGAAGATATTCCTTGCCTAAAAGTTTCTGAAGAGCAACAATAATATTGTAGGTTCTTTTAGTCTTCTGTTGCGTCAGTGCATCAAACAAAAGAGAAATCATCTTTGTTGCTTTTAATCTTGTATCAAAGGAAATGTTCAGTTCATTAAGAGCTTGGAGGATAGAATCAATATTGAGTTCTTCAACATTAGTTTGCTGAAGAAGAGCATCCAATAGCTGTTCAACTTCTAGATTTTGGAGCTCAGCTATTGCCTGTAGTACGTATGATTTCATCGTTGTCTTTTGCAGGATAGTATTGAGATAATGTTCTGCAAAATTTGACGCACCAACAACGGATTGGAAGCGATACATCAATGATTGAACTCCAAGAATAAGCGTATCAATTGAATGTGTCACTTCTTGATTCAGGATAGACAGGAAGGAATCAATCTTTGTGGCAAGAGTATATGTCTTAAAGATGAGAGCCGAGATATCATGAGATAAAGATGCTGTGCGCTGTAGGAGAGTATTGAATACATGTGATATTGATTTTGTCACCTGAATTAACGTGTCTATCTTGCTCTTTATATCAAATGTCTTCTCAAGAATGGCAGACAGGTCGTAGGACGCTAACAGATTTCTCAACTCAAGGAGGGTGGAAAGAACTTGCGAGAGGATATACTCACCTTGCAATAAGGCATCAATAGCCTGCTCTTTGGTTATATTTGGCTGCATAATAATTGTATCAATTTCTTCCGATAATGCCTTGGTTTGCTGCAATATCGTATCAATCTCAGCAGTAATAGGCGTTGTTTGCTGCAGGAGAGAGTCCAAAGAGTGCTGAATGGCATAGAGTTTAGAAAGGAGTGTATCATAATCACAAGCAATCTCCTTGGTTTCTTGGAGAATCGCATCAAGCTTTTTGGAAAGATAAAACGTTTTTTGAAAGAGCGAATTAATTGCATAATGCTTCTTTTCAAGAGATTGAAGGAGGGATGAAAATGTATGCTGCTTTAAGTTGATTTGTTCAAGAAGCGTATCAATAGAATAGTCTGTAAACTGGCGATTAAAGTATGAATAATCAAACCGTCCTGTATCAAATAATGCGGAATAAACCGTCATACTCCCCAATCAAAGTCTGATATCTTTAAATAAGATTCGGTATCTTTCGATGTGAATACATAAGCTTGATTACCGACAGTATGATATGCATTGAGACATTTCTCTCCAGTTGTGATTGTTTCTTGGAGGATGACATCTATACGCTTAGATGGAGGAACTAAGCTAACATTCCAAGTTATGTCAGTATGCTCACCAAGATAAGATGCTCTCACATGTAAATCCTGACCTTCTGTAGCGATATTCTGAATGTTATGAAGATATTTGCCGTTGCTGTCAGAAGTAACTGTCACTTCGGATGTTCCCGAAATCTTCACTGGAAGATTCGGTAGAATGTCCTCATTGGAGTCTTTAGTTTGTCCATATATCGGAAATGGAATTGGTAGTGTCATGCTTCAGGTCCAGGTATATTCCACGTTCTGGTGTCACCAACTTTGGTATACACTACAGTGAACTTATCAATCTCTACATTTAAATTAGAGAAGCCAACAACATATATCTCCCATTCGTAAGTGCTGTTATCCCAATAACCTATAACTTCGCCGTCTTCTAAGCCTGCGTCATCAACGATGTCTGATAGCGTTGTAGTTGAGCCAGTATAACCAGTATAGTTAGCTCCTTTATTTGTTGAATTGATTAGAAGGACTGTTCTTGTAGCGCTGTAATTGATGTAGTTATTGGGAGTTGCATATATCTCAACGGTTCCGGTATCAGTGAGATAAATTCTAATGACATCGTAGGTGTGGATATAGAAGTCTTCGCCGGTGCCATCACCATAATAGAATATCCAAAGACCATTCTCAGAATCCCAAGTTGTGCCATTCCAGATTGCAATATATTCGGATGCCTCATCGAATCCCGGAATGTCTTCAACAGCTTCAGACGCTGTGCAATTCTTTCCAACCCATATGAAATAGTCTTCTCCATCTGCACGAACTACCATGCGGAATGTGGACTTGACTTGAATATCAGGGTCATTTACTGTTCCATCTTCTCCATCGAAAGCGTAGAACAATATGTCATAGACGCCGGCCTTTAGTGTAGTGGAATAAGAATATAAGGCTCCGGTTAAATTATCACCAGAAACATATGTCATACTTGCATTTAAATACCATCCAGGTTTAGTGATATTAACTTTTATCTCACTTGGAGAATCATTATCTGGGTCAGAATATGTGATATTAAAATAGAAAACCGTGCTGCTTGCCTCTCCGACCGATGGTGTCGCTGACGGATTAGATAGTGTTGGCGGTGTGTTTTCAATAGTTCCTTCAATGTAAAGAGATGTACATCTGATTTTCGGTGATGGTATCGCCATAGCCGGGTCAAAGTAGAAACCAACCTCTAAGTTTGTCAAATCATTAGCTGTCCAGTTTTCATTTGTGAAGGGGTTCTTTGAAATATAGACGATAAATGTTTGGTAGTTTGTGTTGTCAACCCTTATCTTCGCAATTCTTGTTAGTTGAAAGCCGGATTTCAATGTGACATATAGGTGATTATATGTACCACCGGTTGCTCTCGACACTATAACTATCTTCAAATATTTAAGCTTCGATGTCGTATCTTCAAAATTAAATGTCTCTTCGCCGATACCACCCTCGATGTATGTTGTGTCGCTATCGTGAGAAGAGCCATCATCGATACACTGCCATTTGTAAGTTGCACCGTGTGCGGTAATATCATCATCATTGACTGTACCGTTGTCATTTGGAAGGAGAGTAAGGTCTGGTGTTGGATAATTTGTTCTGATAGTCTTAACAAAAGTCTTAGTTCTTGTCACGCCAGTCGATGAAATAGTATAGCGTAGAGTGTAGTTGCCATAGTCACTCATAAATGTTGTATTACTTATAGTTATCTGATTCTGCTCAGTGGAACCTACTCCTTCTTCCAGTGTTTGATACTCGCCATCAATTAGGCCTTCATATTTGTAGTAGTATGCATAACTTAATCCATCAAGTCGACCATGAATTTGCGGCTGAAGTTGGTCGGTATCATTCTTTTCTATATAGAAGACTGACCAGCTGTTATCATAAGGATGTGTTTTGAACTTCATGACTGCTTTGGAAGTGACAGAATCCGCTGTGCAAGTAACATTGATAAGATATGTTGTATCGGTGCTGGAGCATCCTGAGTACAGAGTTGAATAGATTCCGTAATTTTCCACATCACCATCAGAGAAAGATTTAGCGAGCTGCCAGTTTCCGTCTTTGAAATAAACATCTGCACTATCAATGTCCTTATTGTTGAAATTGATAAATTTGAATTTAGCATAGGGATGACCTGGAATGCTGAATGTATTGTTCTTCATCGTGGGGCCGTAAACCTCAATGTTTGTGTATTCTGGATACTTTGGACGAAGAGTGGGGTCACCAAGTACTGATAATCCAGAAAAGGATGTTGTAAAGCCCTTTTCGTTCAATAAATTCATTATCGCATCACCGAATGTATAATTATCTGCGTAGATGTATTGGATACACTGATACACAACAGGACCGCTGATAGTTTTTGTACTTCCAATAGTCATCACAGCCCCACCTACCTGCCAGAGAAGAACTGGAAGAGTATCTTGGTTTGGAACATCATCCAGCCAAGCATTATCGCCACAACCGCAGGAAATCACGATAAAGGCTTTTTCTTCTGCACCAGTGTAGTTAAAACACCCATCATCTGGCGAATGGTCTGGGTCTTCCCACCAGTAACCTCCATGAGCCCTGACGAGATACATATAGAAGCCCTCTGTATAGCCTTCATGAGTTCCATTAAGATATTCCGTCATTTCGGATGAATTATGCACACTCTCATTAACACAGTGGTCAAAGCCCGGCGATTCCGGTGAGTCTAAGTAACCAACATTGTCGAGGATGTTGAGATAGGTGTAATTCAGATAATCAGTCCATATTTCGTCATTCACTTCATATGTGCTTATGTTCATTGAGTACATAATGACGTTTTTATTAATCTCGGCATCATATGCCCGTGCTTCGTAAGCCTTTGTTTTATTGAACCAAGCATAGAATTGTGAATCTGTCTCGAAAGGAACTCTACCAACTGGAATATCTATCTTACCATCACTTAAATCGCTTCCGCCTTCACAGAAATAATCATCGTCGTCTTTGTTCTGTGTGCCGTTAAGTGCACCAAAGTACCACATGTCGACTGTTGCTACATCGTCCCACATTGGCTCTGATTCATAAGTCAACCTGTATGCTGTCTTACCAAATATCAATACAGCTTTGATAGCATTATCATTGTAAACTTTATCACGAATGAAATTTCTTACTTTACAAGCGGTATCATTGTAACCAGAAGCTGCATTCCAAGAAGATTGAGAAACATACCATGGATTTGAAGGATTTTTGTCACCCCATGTCCCATCTGCCCAATAGTCTTCATCGTTTATAATACTGTCTATGGTCTTAATGTAAACAACATATTCTGTGTTTGCCTCTTTCCACTCTTTGTATTCTGTCGCCAAATCATAGTCGCTTGCATCACAAATTACATAGATATGTGGACTGGTGGTCTTAAAATGCCAGATATCAGAAGAAGTATTATGGATTGAATCATCAGCATAAACTCGCCAATAATATGTCGTTCCTTCTTCCGTAAATTCACTATAGGTATGAGAATAAGTTGCATTAGGTTCCTTATTTGTATCCGTTCCATCGTAATACCAAGTTGAGCCATCATAGGAATAGTACCATGAGATATTGAGAGTATCGCCATCTTCATCTGCAAAGTATGCTGAACATGTAATACCACTTGGTGAAACAGGGATATCAACTGAGCCGTTTGCGGGATTAGGATTAGAGATGGTAGGTGCTTGGTTTGAAGTTACAGAATAAGTAATTCTCATTTTGATATAATCAACCTGACTTGCAGCGGATTGACCTGAAGAATTTACTACTCCTTGAGCAAATAGTTTGAAGTTTGAATTCGAGAAATCGTTTGGAACCCATTTGTGTGTTCCCCATAAATCATTACTACCACCTACAGAGACCGCTTCTTCTGAAGTACTTTCAAACTGTATTATTTTACTTTCGCTCCAGCTGCTTCCTCCATTCCATGAAAGTTTGACCGATATTCGAGAGTCATCTGGTTGAGGTATTACAAGCAATATATTACCCTCAAATACTACTTCAATACCCTTAATAGTTGCATAACTTGGAATGTCAACATCGAATGTATAATAGTCCTCTTCATCCTTATCAGAGGAGCAATATACGATAGCATAATTGGCATCATCTTCTAAGGCATTTTGCGGATTCGTCCATTCGTTCTTGATGGAACCATAGTTCTCAGGGTCAAACCAATCAGTTGTGTGTGTCTCGCCCTCAGTGTGGAAGTGATATGTCTCACTCACGTTTTCTGTTCCATCATCAACATATACCCGCCACCAATAAGTTTGGTCGTATTGATAAAATTCTTCATATGTATGAGAAACTGTTGTGTTTGCAGAAACGGTTTCTGTTGCGACATTATGCCATTCTCCTGTTGAAGCGTTTGTAGCCCACGTGACTGTGAGAGTGTCTCCGTCTTGGTCGCTGACATATACAGAACAAGTAACTCCAGCATCTGATACTGCAACATTAGTAGAACCATTGGATGGATTTTCGTTGGATAATTCAGGTGCGGTGTTTCCGCCTGTAGTATAATAGACAGTTATCCTAACATGGTCAATAAGAGCACTTCCACCATCTGGAGCATCTACTTTAGCAGAAATCGCAACACCAAACTTATCATCATTTATATCATCAGGTGTCCAACTTGCTCCCCACAAATCATTGTCTCCACCATATGATGCATAGGCATCAGAGTCTGGCCAATGTGTATTAGTATCTGCCTTATCATCTCCAACAACTTCATCATATTTTATCAACCGTATGCTGTAATCAACTATATATCCATTCTTTAAATCCGCTTTCTTCTCGACTTCCACTTTTATACCATTTATAGTCGCACCCGATGGAATGTTAAATCCGTATTGTTGAGTCCATAGATAATGAGTTCGAAAGATGCCCTTATATTCAGCATACGCATATTTATTGTCGGAGTCACAAGCACAATCTGGGTCTCTCCAGTCTATGGTCCCGACTTCATTATTATTTATTGCCTTATTGGGACTATTTGGTCCCTGAGAGTCCAAAGTGCCGGCTGTTGGAATTAGGATTGATGATGCAAGTAATGTGCTCGCTATTAGAAATTCTTTCCATCTACGCAATATAATATCCTTTGAAAATATCACTATAAGACCTGAAGTGAATGCTGCGACTATAAACCCGAGAAGAGGAGAAATGTGCAGACCTGCTAGGCCAAAAATTCCCAATAATCCGCAGGTTAGGAGACTGAATACCGCTATAAGAATTACCAAATCTAGCTTTTTCATATTATGCTACCAGCCATGAAGCCTAGACATTTGACATCATCATCGTCGCTTACAGAGGCTCCTGAATAAATTATTCGTATGGTGACATTTGAGCCTGCATCGACACTCGCAAGCGGATTGCCAATTTTCACAACATTACTCGATGTTGAATAAATTACGGTGCTTCCGCTGAGGAGCTCAATCTTTAAATCAGCCACAGAATTGCCATCAACATCTGATATGCAAGCCTGCCAGAGATAGAAGGATTTATTGCTTGGTAATTTGAATCGTGCAAGTCTAATATAACGATTTCCTTTGAGACCAACTGCTGGAGAAGCAAACGTCAGGGGAGGAAGTGTATTTTGCCAAGAGCCATCCAAATAAGTGAGTGTATGTCCATCTGCCTCAGAGTCGATTGAAGTATCGGATAAATCAGACAGTGCATGAGTGTGTGTTGCAGAGGCGAAGGATGATGCATCATAAGAAGAAGATTTTATTTTATCTTCACCGGAATCATAAACAAGGAATTTGTCTGCTGTGAATGATGAATTGTTTGTTCCACCATTGCTAACAGCAAGAATGCCAGTAGCATTAGATAAATCTCTGTCAGAAGAGTGGTAATGTAGGTCTGTATCTCCACCACCAGTTAATGCATCTTTCTGAGTGGCAGTTAGGTGGATAGAAGAGTCCTGAGAGTGGTCATAAGCAGTATTCCAATTGGCAGAGTTGTCTGTTACATAAGAAGTAGAACCACCAGCGATTTTAACTAACCCATCAAAAGACGAGACATCAGCGTTGAGGCCTCCACGCTCATATGCCAAAGTTCCAGAGTTTATATCAGAAGCATCATGAGTGTGAGTAGCTGGAGCAAAGGAATTTTCATCATATGATGTTGATGCCAGCTTACTACCGTCATACGCAATGAACTTTCCAGTGGTGAATGAAGAATTATTTGTTCCACCATGGTCAATGGATAATATACCTGTCGCATTTGATAAATCCCTATCACTTGAATGATAGTGAAGTGAGCTATCACCGCCATCTGTCAAATCGTCTCTTTGAGTTATTGTGAGCTTTCCATAAGTCGTACCATCGGGAACATCATCAAGAGAAACTTGGTTTGTGCCAGTTCCCCAATCTATGTGGCTACTCTTTACTGTATCATTGGCGTCTTGAATTGCACCGACTTGAGAATAGGTTACGTTGTGCGGATTGGATGTATTTGTAATATGGTCATGACCCGTAGAAGAGGGGAAATAGTTCTCATCGCACTGACTCTTTGTATAGTATCTATCATCATGTAAGTGAGAGCCGGAAGCAACTTGGTCGCTGCCGCTACCTATTTTGTTTTCATCAACTAAATCATCATAAGCAGAAAATCTAGCTGTGGAAAGCGTTCCAGATGTAATATCGCTAGCATCATGCGTATGCGAAGCAGGAGCAAAAGATGAAGAATTATAGGTTGTAGATGCAAGTTTCGTTCCGTCATATGCAATGAAATAACCATCTGAGAAGCTCGTATTGTTTGTGCCTCCATGAGAAATGTCCAACACGCCGGTTGCATTTGATAGGTCTCTATCGGCTGAATGATAGTGTAATGATGTGTCACCACCACCAGTGAGTTGTGATTTCTGTTCTGGTGTGAGATGAATATTATTATTGGAAGTATGCAATGCTAACTGACCTGATATTCCTTCTGTGTAATCCACAAAATCATTCCAGTCTTCAGCAAGTATTATATCGCCTGGAGATTTTGTATCGTTAAATGCCATATTTATTCATATTTCATTTCGACATTACCATTCTCGTCAGCATACAGCATAACTTTATAATTTCTACCAGCAATGGTTTCCTGAAAGCCGACGACATATAACCGCCATCTTCGTTCGCGAGTATATTGCTTGCTTGTCACTCTTATTAGTTCAAGATAGCCACCACATTTTGGGCAATGACCATGTCCACCCTTCTCAGGTGGAGTGGATTCAGTAGCGCTGAATAAATCGTATTTCTCTCCACATTGCTTACATTGCCAATAGTCGTGTTTTCCACAATGTGGACAGATTGGAGAACGCCAGTAGGAATCTCCAAAGAATTTGACGCTTCCAGTAGCCTGAAATTCTTTACCACAATTCTCACAAATTCTAAACTCTTCAATTGAGATAAAATTCCTCATAAAGAGGATAAAACGTTTATTCTTATTAATCTCAACTTCAATTTTCGGAAGAAGAGGATTGGAAATTGCAGGTATCCCACGCTTATTCAATTCAACAGCTAAATCATATGGAATGGGATACCAACCAATCTTAACCAACTTAGAGTTGTCAATAATCTTAATAGAGTTCTCTTTAAATGTATTCAAATCAAACTGACTTGCATAGGTTCCATCATTATAATGTGCTATCCAAAAATATACGAGAGGGCGAGGCTGGGATGCCATTTCCACCGCCTTGTATGGCTTGTAATCTCCAATAAACATTAAACATTACGCCTCATCATACACGAACGTTGCAGTCTTCAAGTCCTTCAGGCCCGGTGTAGCTCCTGGACCAACAATAAGCTGTGTAACTACCAGATGTGACTGTCCTGTCTGAGAGGATGTGAATGCAACTCCAGCTTGTACCATAAGCGCGCTAGACTGCGAGGAGAAGTGTGTTATGCTCGTATACTTTCCAGGCGTAGATGAATAGTATGAGTGTGTCGTCTCGAGGGGGTCTCCAGTCTCACCTTCCGTACCAGTTGCCTGGTCGTACTCGCTAAATGGACATCCTTGTGTTTTCGTCCTCCAATCACTCTCTGAGCTTGAAGAGACACCAACTATTAAATCACCGCCGGTTCCTAACTCCCAGTCATCATGTGGAGAGCTATCCCAAGTCTGATAGTATCTGATATCTTTGATGTGTGTAGATGGCGGACTCGTAACGTCTAAACAGTGGCTCTTCCAATAGGAACGATTAGTCCCACTATCTGGAATCGGGATTGGATAGTCAGTTAGATTGGATTCTGGTCTGTCTGCAGTGTAGTATCTTGATGGATTGGATGTATCCTTCAGTGTGAGTGTGGGAGATGCTTCAGAACCTGTAACTTCCTTAATATATACCGTTGCAGGCATATTCCATCTATACTCTATTTAAACATGAAGAGAAACATGAAATATACATCCAGAGCTCACTTACGTCTGAACCTCCGCTTCTTCTGTTCTTGCAGCATCTTCTTATATTGCTGTTCTCTGAGCTCAGCAAGATACAGCAAATATCTTTCTATAAACATCATGCCAATAGGGTCTTCACGTCTTAACCGTCCGAGTTGTTTCGGTGTTACCCGGAAGAATTCACAAAGCTTTCCTTCGAGAAGGCCTAAATCACTCTTTACGAAAGGATTCGAGTTCTTCCTCGCTGATTAATGTGGAGCGTTGAGTAGCTGCTATGAGTTCGAATATGAAATTTTGGAGAGTCGTAAAGGAGACATGTTTTGACCAGAATTCTTCGTCTAGTTTTTCATCAACGGAAAGCCTAGCAGCAAGCTTAGGCAATTTCTGATATATCTCGGCCATCTTAGCTAAAGAGTCTGGGTCAGCACGTCCTTCGTATTTCGCAGCTTCGGCAGAAAGCATCAATATATCTATCATTTCTTGTGGACTTGGCTTCTTTGCCTTTATTGTTCGCTTCGTTTCAGGTGATGTATAGAATGTCACAAAGATTGTATCTTCCTCATAATCTCTTTCAAGTTTTTCTCTAGTTGCGAGCTGTCTGAGCAGTTCAATTTTCTTCTTTTCTTCAGTCTTCTTCAATTTTTCTAGGAACTCCTTCTTTTCCTCTTCACTAACATTTGGTCTTGTTTGGGACGTCTGCTTTTCAGCCATCAACAGAACCTCCTAACTATGAGCTCTGGACATTAAACATATAGGCTCAAATGTAACTTCAGAAGTCTTTGATGTATGTTCCACCGCCAGGCAGATATGTCACCGAAGATACTTTGTATGGCATTAGCAATGAAAAGTCTATGGACCCTTCAGTAATTGTGGACGCATCTCCAATGGATATATCAAATCCTGTTATCTGAGCAGATTTAAAGTAGAAGTGCAGAGATTTGTCGCCAACGCATCCAGATATTTCAACCGTATTACCATTTATAAGAGCCTCCAATAAAGCTCCAGCAGCTGAATGAGATAACTTTGCAGCTGTTAGAGAGCCCTCAACGCTGATTGGACCTTGCATATAGAAGTTTCCTTTTTCACCGACCAATGGCTCTTCAATGGTATCTCTTGAAAGAGTCAATGAGAAGTCTGAAATACCTAATGCAGCATGAGACAGTCCTTTGATTGTTATGCTCGCATTTTCTCCGGTATAGGTTTCAGTCGCCATATTACGACGCGTCTGTTATATATCCATTGGAGTAGGTCACATTATATGGGTCCATCACTGTAAAGTCGATAGACGCCTCTGATATCGTATCTGCATCGCCTATTGATATGTCATAACCAGTAATCTGGCATGAGACGAAGTACCAGCGGAGAGAGCCATCAGACACGCAACCAGATATTTGGACGTATTCTGATTCTACGATACTCTTGAGAGAGTCTGCAGCACCGGAAGCAGCAAACTTACAATTCGTGAAAGAACCTTCAACGGAAAGACCGCCTATTTTGAAGTAGTTACCAGGCATTCCAACGAGCTCCTGTTCAACTGTATCTCTCGAAAATGTTAAGGAGAAATCAGATATTCCCCAGAGTTGGTGCCCTTTATTTGGCAAATCTCCGGCAGATGTGGCGATGTAGATTTTTGCGTCCTTTCCGCTAACTATTCCTGCCATATTATTCACCTACTCCATCAACATTGACATACATTCAATCTTCATTAAATTTGACTCTGGTCCATGTAACAATTTTTCTATATGCGTTGATACTGTCTTCATAGGTGTCGACATCAGCGGTCTTATAATATATACCATCCGCATTGAAGAGAATCTCGCGAATTCTATCTGCTATCTGAAGAGTTTGCTTTCGAGATTCATCGGAGAATATGTTTATTTGCCAACTTATTCTTTCTTCCCATAATCTCTGACCGCTAGGTGCCGTTGCATATCCTAGAGAAGCTGAGTCTTCACCTCCAACTTGGACAATAACTATGCAGGGATATGATGTTGGAGCTTTTGTCCATCCAACTATTATGTTTTCTGGATTTACCATTTGAGTTAACTCTGTATCAGATATCAGCAAATTCCTTAACTCAACGTCTGCTGCCAGCGACATCTTCAAAGCATAGAATATATTATACGTCGCAAAGACGATGCAATTACATCTCTAATTTGCTTGCGATTCTTCCTTCCGCTTATGGCATTTGTGAGATAGTGATATCCACTCTGCAAACGTACCATAGCTCTGAACGCAACTATAGCTCCCTGCTCTTTGCCTATTGGCCATCCACGATATATTCCACCACGTCTAGGCTCTGCAGCACCAGTTCCCAGAGAAATTTTTATTGGACGTGTAGAAATAATGGCCCATCCTGGTCTACCAAATTCAACAATTGCTGCATGTTTAGATGTAAACTTAAGCTCTGCTACAGCTCTTGTCGCTTTAGGAGTAGCAACAATTCTCTTTGATTCTTCTATTGGGTCTGTTGACTGTCCATATGTTCTCGCTTTCTCTCGAAGATTTTGAAGAGCAATGTCAGCCGTCTTTTCTGCACCGTCAATTGCAGCATAAATTGACTGAGTCTTTAAGATATTAAGAAATTTGCGAGATTTGTTGTAGATTGTATCAAATCCCTTAAATTCAACCCTCAATCTCACGTAATATCACCGTTTTATGATGATGAGATGAATCTGAATATACAGCAAGAACTTCAAGAGTCTTATTTCCCCAAATTAATCTATCTTTCTCAGTAATGGACGCAGATGATGGAAGAAAGCCCTTATATCTGGCATGCTCATATTCGCCGGATAATGTGAGACGCTCCTCAATGGTTATTGGTACAATTCTAGCTTCTATGCTGCTTCCAGAACTCCATGAGTATATACGTTCGCCAAGCTCATTAATTGTCGGTGTTCTTGAAAGAATTGTTACAGTCGTGTTCAATAAGGATTTGAACGTCATAGAGAAATGGTGAGAAGTGAAACATTAAGACTCATTTGAGAGCCTAATCTTCCAAACAGGAGATATTGAATTCAATATGTCGAGAGCGATTTGCTCCCACGTTTTTGCAATCTCATACGGAGAAACTTTGGTTCTGCTTCTAGGAGAGGAAGCAGCAATTTTGTAAGAGTAGTCACCAAGTTTTTCAGAATCAATAGTGAGATAATCTTTGGCGAGTGCAGGAGAATAGATAAGTTTGGACGCTACTAAGAGGAGAATTGGAACCTTAACTTTATCTGCTGGCGGCGTCTTGCCGCCGAAATATGCATTAATCACAAACTCCTCAACGGCTTGGATTTTTAGGAGTATTTCAGCTTTTGATACTTTATCATAAGGTATTGGCGGTGTAAAGAAAGTACGAACATCCGCTTCGCTAACAAATTTAGGGGTGTAGTCAACCATATCAATCACCTATCCAAGGTAATGTCCTAATGTCTATAACTTTCCGCCTGCCAGATGTCGGAAACGGGAATTGTTTTATTTTGTATGTGCTTGGCTTCGTTCGTCCACCGCCTTTGGGGAAGGATATCTCAAGGTATTCAAGTTCTTCTTCATCAAATTTTCTTCTATCCTTTAATGCTTTCCTTCGCTTTTCTTCGTAGCTTTTCTTCATCCAAGCCTCGGAGCCTTTACCAGTAAGCATATTATGGTTGGACGGAATAACATATATCACATACATGAATCACAGCCTAATAGGCTTAGCCGTATCATCCTGACTACTTCGCGAGTATTCTTACTCCAGCCTTGTCGTCCACTACTGCAACTCCATATCTCATGGTACACGATATACCGAGCAGGTCGTGTATTGGGTCATCATATTGTTCTATTGTTATATCTCTCCTCATTGCTATGAAGGCAGCATTCTTGGAATCGAGAACCAATGCATAGTAGTGGTTGTCCGCATCTGTACCATCCCAAGAGTATGTGAATCCGCTTTCAGTTGTAACCGACAGAGTGTATGGTCTCAGGCCAAGAATTCTCGGCAGTTCTCCAGTCTCGAGGGTTCTGCCCTGACCAGCATATGCAACGTAAACCAAGTTGCTGTCTTTAAGTAGCTGACCCTCTGCAATTGGATGGGTTATCAGTGTGTCAGGCAGTCTGCCCTCAGACTCAACAAGAGCTCTTGCAGTTGCTAAATCTGTGACTGACAAAGCAGTACCAGCTGGGTCGACATCCGTGATGCCATCAAGGTCCTTGAGTATTGCCTGGAGACAATCTCTGTTCAGTTTGTTCTCTAATCTGGCACCAGCCTTCTTCAGCTCGAGCTCAACGACGTCGAAGAGGGCATCCTCAATCAGTTCGTTTGTGATGAGTGGTCTTGTACCTATCTTCTTGATTGTAATGTCAGTCTTCGCATAAGAAGTTGTATCAATCGGTATCTCAGCTCCCTCAGCTATATCTTCTGCGTATGCATTACCCTGAGATGTGACGACTCTGACGGAGTAGGAATCCGTCTTTATAACTGGAAGAACATCTCTGAAGCATTTGTATGGCTCAGCGCCTTCGACTACCGTCTTATGAACCTCTTCCTGCAGAAGAGTCGTCTCGGAGATTGAATCAGACTGCAAAAGTGTCTTATATGTCTTGGAGTCTTTACCGCCAAGGTCGTGAATCACATGCGGGTTATTCAGGAGTCTCTTCCTCTCTGAGTTGCCAGCGTATGCAAGCTGGAGCAATCTTGTCAGCTTACTCATATATATCAAACGTCTTTCAAAACATCTTTACATACATACATTAGATGAGAGGAACTTAAA